TGACTTTACTTTATCAGATGGTATTGCTAATGGAATACACTACGAGTTAGACAATACAGATATGGCTGACTGGAATCAAGGTGGTGTTGCATTAACAGCAGCAGGTGGTATTTTTAGACATAATCAAACACAATCTGCTACCTATACAATAGCTGCAACAGAGGGTACAGTATTAGCTGGACCTATTACAATAACAGGTACAGTTACAAATGCTGGTACTATGGTGATATTATGAGTGAAATACAAGTAAACACAATCAATGAATATACAGGTGCTAATGGTGTAACCATTGATGGTGTTTTAGTAAAAGATGGTTCTATTAATGGTTTAATTACAATGGCAGACAATTGGAGATTAACTACTTCTGTTACAACAAGTATTGATGGAGTAACTAATTGGGAAAGACCAGATGGCACATTACAACCTGCTTATGTTGGAAGTGGTATGTCTGAAAGTTCAGGAGTATGGACTTTTCCTGCAACAGGTATTTATATGGTAACATTTTCTGCTTTTGGTTTATTACAATCATCAGGTGCAGTAATAGAAATAGAAATAGAAACTACTGCTAATAATGGTGGTGCTTATGATAAAGTAGCTGCTGCACATTTAGATGATAGTGGTGCAACATTGGAAGCAACACTAATATGTCAAGCATTTATAGATGTACAAGATACCTCTAATGATAAAGTAAGATTTAATGTTTCAAAAGCTGATACTATTAGTGTTCAAGGGGATACTAATAATAGCTGGACACAAGTAAATTTTATTAGATTAGGAGATACATAATGGCTACATTACAAGAAGCACTAGCACATTTTAATACTGACATACCACAATGGTATAAATGGATTGATACTGCTAATGGAGAAGTATATTCTAATTTAGAGTTAAGAATAGCTGAAGCTGTTATGCCTACTGAAGAAGAAGTCAATGCAAAAATTGCAGAAATAACAGTTCCTGAATATAAAATTGCTAGACACAGAGAATACCCACCTCTTGCAGAACAATTTGATAAACTATGGCACGATATAAATAATGGTACACTAGATAACACAGGTGCTTTTTACACAGCTTTAAAGACAGTAAAAGATGACAACCCTAAGCCAGGAGAATAAATGCCAGGTAGTATAAAAATAGATGATGGAAGTGGTAACTATACCATATTAACTAACGCAGGTTCGTTAGGTTCAGACAAGACAATTACTATTCCTAATGAAACAGCAACACTTGCTACTACTACTGCTACAGATTTAGGTGGTTTAGTTAAGTTACAATCTACAACTGCTAGTGATGACCCTACTTTAACATTTGATAATTTTGTTGATAGTTCAACATATTCATCTTATATAGTTAATTTTGAAAATATAATTCCTGCATCAGACAACACACATTTATATTTTAATTTCAGACAAGGTGGTGGTAGTGGTTCTGATTTAACAGGCACTTATTACAGAGCAGGATTTTTTGCAGAGGGTACATCTGCAACAAGTCAATTTGTTCATAACACATCTGCGAGTAATTACGCAGTAATAGCATTTCAATTAGGTACAGGAACTGCTGAAGGTTTAAGTGCTAAAGCAACATTTTTTCCTGCAACAGGTAGTGGTGCATCATCAGTATTAGATTATGAAGTTGGTTATAACAATGCAAATCCTGCATTTGTAAGCTCTAGGTATCACGCATTAATACAATCAGCAACAGCAACAACAGGATTAAAGTTTTATCAATCTAGTGGTAATATTGCTAGTGGAACTATAACGATTTTTGGGGTGAAGAAATAATGGCACAATCATTAGAAGAAATCAAAGCTAGTTTTACACTACCTACACACGATAATATTAATGGTGTAAAAGTAGAGTTATCTACTGAAGAAGCACAAGCGTTTGTAGATGCTTGGGCAGATGCAGAATTAGAAAGACAACTTGATGAAGAAGCTAATGGTTGGAAATACAACAGAGAATTAGAATATCCATCATTACAAGATTGCATACACGCATTACTAGATGGTGGCGATACTCTTACAGATTTACAAGCAGCAAGACAAGCAGTAAAAGATGCTTACCCTAAACCAGGAGAATAGATTATGGCAAGTGAAATAAAAGTAGATACAATATCAGAAAAGACTTCTGCTAATGGTGTTACAATAGATGGAGTATTAATAAAAGATGGAGATATACCAGCAGTAAGTTTAAAAATGAATAAGGCAAAAACATTTTTTGCACTTAATGGATAGTAGGAGAAAAATATGGCAAGTGGAATATTAGGACAGATTGTAGGCACAGGTTCTGAAGCTGATGTTTATACAGTTCCTTCTAGCACATTAGCAGTTGTCAATGTTTCTATCATTAATAATGATGGTAGTAATGATGAAACTGTTGTTTTAAGATTAGTAAATTCAGGAGATACATCTGCTGCAAAACATAATCTTGAAAATATGTCTGTTGTATCTAATGGTGTAGTTGAAAGAACTGCAATTGTTATGGGTGCAGGAGATAAATTAACAATGAATGCTAGTTCAGATGTTTCTATTTCAGTATATGGTATTGAAGAAAGCGTGTAATTATGGCTAGAAAAAAAAGTTGGAAAAGTGGCGAGATAAAGTCAATGCAGACTTTTAGTTATCAAATTTCTTTAAATGCAGCAACTCAGTATTCAATTACAATAAATGAAATTGATACAAGTAAAACAATAGTTCCAAGCACTCAATCAATCAGTCAAACAAGTTCATCAAATATTGCGAGAAATTCAAGAGCACATTATTTATCTAATAGCACGACAGTTTCAGCAATAGCTAGAAACTCTTTTGGTGGTGGTACGATTTATTCTGCTGGTGCAGGTCATGTCGTGGAGTATTACTAATGGCTAGATATATATTAGAAATGAATAAAGGTGCAATTAAATCAATTCAATCAGTTAGTATGGGGTCATCTCTTAGTGCAAGTTCAAAAAATAACACAATAAATTCAGTTGATACAGATAGAGCATTTCCTGTATCACAAGGTGGTAGTGAGGATATGACTGCTTTTAGAATAACAGGCTCAACAACATTACAAGAGATTTGGAGAGATAATATTCAACACTATTGGCGAAGGATTGCTAGTGTAATAGAAATTTATGGAGGTAGAGGATATGAGTAAACATTCAGCACAATTAATAAACAATACAGTTGTAGTAGCAGTTCTTACTGACAGTAAGGGTAGAGTTCCTGAAGGAAACATACCTTTAGATATAGAAGATGCACATAGTATTGTTGGTTATAAGTATGATGCAACAGCAGAAGAAACTACAGATAAAACATTAGCTAGTTTTACTGCACCAAGTGAGGGTAAATACTTTGATGAAAATGGTGTAGAACAAGACTATCCAGTTTAAAAAAGATGAAAGTTAAAGCTGATAATCCAAAACCTGTTTGAATAATATGATATAATCCGATTTATGGATTTACTTATATATTTGATACTTATTGTTTTAGTTATAGAAAACTATGGTAATTTATATAAATTTTTAACAGGTAAGTCAAAGAAAACTCCTTATTATTATAAGAAAGATGACTCTTGGAATTGGCAAGATGATTGGAATAAAGATGACATCTTCTAATAGTAATGGATTTACACAGAAGGAAATGTTGCATCTTATATTGGAAGGGCAACAAGACATTAATAAACGCATTGATGAATTACATGAAAAGGTGAATCAAAAAATATCAAGACAAGAGCTAAGTGGTTGGTTAGTTGCAATCTCGGCACTGGTGGTGTTAATCAATAATTTAATGTGAAAAAACTAGCAGTATTAACTGCAGTTCTTTTATTAGCTGTACCTATACATTCTATAGCAGAAGAAACTACAGTCACAGAGACATTTAATGACCAACAAATAAATACAGATATAGATATATTATATGGCGGAAATGATACAGAGGTAGCTGCTGCTACGACTGCATCACCTGAGTGTGCAAGTACAGAGGTAGCAGGAAGTATAGGAATAGAAGATTTAGATTGTTTTGGTTCAGAATACTTTAGTTTAAACAGACACGCATTAGGTATAAGGGGTAGTGCAGATAGTATTACTATTGCATTTTCTAACGAACCTTACGAGGTAGGTTTTCAATATGGTGCTACAGATGTAGATAATATATCAGGAACTGTTTACTACGATAATGGTGCATCTGAAACATTTACATTAGACCAACACACAGATTACACAACTGTATTGTCTAAGTCCTGGACAGTTGCAGAAGGTGTAGATACTTTTATTACAGAGATAGTTATTGATGGATTAACAGGAGAAAACCCTGACTGGTACTTGATAGATAATATATACTATAAGTATGATAATGTACCTACTACAACGACATCTAGTACGACAACAACAACTACCACCACAACAACGACTACTACCACGACTACAACTACGACTACGACTACTACAACGCTACCTAAAGCGGAAGATGTCGTGGAAGATAATATCACTACCTATCTTGCTTGGGATAAAGATGGTTGTGAACACCCTAATAACCCACTTTCGTACAAACAATACCTTGAAGCAGTAGAAAGTGGTGATTGGTTCGGCTATCAACCTGGTGATTGTTCTGGACCAACAGAGGAAGAACTTGCAGCAATCAAAGCAGAAGAAGAGCGTATCGCAGAAGAAGAGCGTATCGCAGAGGAGAAGCGTTTAGAAGAAGAGCGTTTAGCTGAAGAAGAACGATTAGCTGAGGAGAAGCGTTTAGAGGAAGAGCGTATTGCTGCAGAACTAAAAGAACAAGAGGAAGCTGAGGCTAAAGCTGAATTAGAAAAACTTGATGTAGATTTACCTGAAGAAGAAATAGAAGAGTTTGTAGAAATAGTTAAAGAGGTAGAAGAATTTGTAGAATCTATTGTTATAGAAGAGGAAGTATTTGAGATACCTGAAGAGATTATAATAGTTATAGAGGAAGAGGAGGAAATAGAAGATGACATTGTTATTGTGGTGGAAGATGAAGAAGTGGATGAGGAAGTTTTGGATGAGCCAATACAGGAAGATGTTGAGAAAAAACCTGTAGAGGAACTAACTGAAGAAGAAATAGAAGAAGAAGTTTTAGAGATTGTTGAAGTTATAGATGTACCTATTGTTGAAGAGGAACTAACTGAAGAAGAAATAGAAGAGGTTATTGAAGAGTACGTAGAGGAACTAGAGACAGAAGAAGTTATTGAAGTTCTTGAAGAAGTTAATGACGTAGGTGTACAACAATTAAACCAGGTATCAGAGGAAGTACAAGAAGTTATTCAGGCAGTTGTAGAAGAAGCTATTGAAGATATTGAAGAACTAACAGAAGAGCAAGTAGCAGTAGTAGCTGAAGTACTACAAGTTGAAGAAGAAGATGTAGAGATTATTGCAGTCGCAGTAAAAGAAGATGAGTCTGTTGCAGAAGCTGTTGAGGTATATGTTGAAAGAGCAGTCGAAAATAAAGATGTAGAAAACTACACCCTTGCCGATGTTGTTACCGAGGTGCAGTTTGAAGAGTTTATAGAAAACCCAATACAAGTACTGGTGGATATAGAAAACATAGATATTTCCAACCTTGGTCAGGATATGACAAGTGACCAAAAGGAAAAAGCACAGGAAGTGGTCGTGCCAGTTATTTTAACTAGAATAGCAAGTATGGCTGCGTTTATATTTAGGAGAAGTTAATGATAAAGAAGTTATGGTCTTGGTTAGTCGAAGCTATAAAAGAGACTTTAAATCTTAGTTGGACTCTTGTTGGTTTAGTTATTGCCACCCTCACACTTACTGGGAGTGCGCAGCAAATCACAGGATTAGGCACTATAATAACATTAGCAATATGGTTGTTAACCATAGGCTTTAGAAAATAAAGGAGTTAACGTGTGCAAGGTTACCGTAAAAAAAGACGGTTCATTTGTACAAGTATGCAACTGTAAACACGGTAGTTCCTTTTGTGAGGAGAAAGATGAAATTACAAGTAGTTAGAACTCAATTTGGTAAAGATGCCACTAACGGTATGTTATTTATCAACGGCATCTTTGAGTGCTTTACATTAGAGGACCAATACCAGGCAGTAAAAGTTATGCACGAAACCTGCATACCTGAAGGAACTTACGACATAAAGTTTAGAACTGTTGGTGGATTCCACGAGAAATATAAGAAACGATATGCTAATGCCCACTATGGTATGTTGCACTTACAAGATGTACCTAATTTTACCTACATACTTATACACGCAGGTAATACAGATGAGCATACATCAGGTTGTTTAATTGTAGGTGAGACACAACAAGACTTAGATTTAAGTGATGATGGGTTTATCGGACATAGCGGAAAGGCTTACGTAAAACTTTACAACAAAGTTGCAAAGGAATTATTACAAGGAAAAAAAGTAAGTATTGAATATACAACAATAACAAGCCTATTAGAGAAACCTGCATCAAATGCTTCTACAGATGACGTTATGCTAACTAGAACAGTGTTAGATAAATTTAACGAAATCAAAGAAGATATAGCAGAAGTGAATGGTGGTGTCATAGCGACACAAGCTATGCTTAAAGGGAGGATAATAAGATAATGTTTGAGAAATCAAAAAGAGCAAGAAACCAAGACGGTACATTCAAGAAGGATGTAAGGTGGACACCTTGGTCCGAATCATGGGAGTATAAAATGAGTGACGACTTAAAAGATATGTTAG